GGTCACCTCCACCACCGGGGAGTCGGTGATCCCGTCGTCGGAGCCGCCGGTGCGCACGACCCGGATGAGCGGGGTCGTGATCGTCGGCGGCGTCGACGTGACCGTGGGCGCGATCGGCTCCAGGAGGTCGAGCAGGACGACCTCGGCGTCGGGCCACGGCGTGAGGAGCTCAGCCATGGGTCACCGACCCGACGACCCCGACGACACCGCGGAACCGCGACTTCACGTCCGGGTACCGGAGCTCGCCGGCGGCCGGGGCCGGGACGAGGACGGTCGCGCCCGCCCGGTCCCGCCGGACACCGGACGCCGGCGAGGTCGTGACGACCGGCGTCGGCATCTGCGCGTACACACCCGCCGGCGCGCTGGCCACCCGGGCCGCGACGTCGTCGGCGTGCCGCTTGACCGCGTTGCGCAGCTCGACGTTCCGCGCCAGGTACGCGCGGATCGCGGGGCTGTTGCGGCGGAACCGCGCCCGGTTCGTGCTCATCCCGACACCGCCTTGAGCGGCACCGAGCACACCGCGCGCCGCCCGGTCAGCGGCGAGGACCACTGCGCGGGCTCGCCGTCGACGTGCCAGCGGCGGCCGCTGATCTCGATGACGTCCGTGGCGACGACGTCACTGCCGTAGGGCAGATAGAGCGTCGCGGTGGTCGTCACCGTGTCCCCGCGGGTGACGAGGTCCTCCGACGACGACGCAGGCGCGAACGCCCCCGCCATCTCCGTGCGCACCTCGGCGCCCTTGTCGCCGAACCGGTCCACGCCACCGGGGCGGCACCGGACGACCGTGTCGGGGTAGCGCATCAGGCCCACCCCGCCAGGTGCGGAGACGGCCACACCGGGGGCACCTCGACGTGCGGGGTGATCGTGAACGCCCCGCCGCCGGCGCCGAGCAGCGCCCACTCGTCGTCGAGGATCGTGAGGAACCCGGCGGCCACCCTCGTGTCGAGGGTGGCCGACCACGGCCCGATGGACTCCTGCCGGTAGCCCTCGCTGTTGCGCAGCACGCGCGCGACTGCCTCGGCCTCGATGTCTCGGACGAGGGTCGCGTACGTCGGGTCTGCGTCAGTCCTCGTCCGCAGAGACGGCAGCCGCGTCAGCAGCCTTGCCTCGGCGGCCTCGAGCTGCGCGCGGGCGAACTTCGTCTCCTCGGTCGTCAGCTCCCGCCTCAGCTGCGTCGCCACGTCCGTCGTCTGCGCCAGCGCCATCGCCGCTGTCCTCCGCCGGGTCGCCGTAGTCGAGGTCGTCGGTGGGCTCGAACCCGTCGGGCGTGGGCCCGTCGGTCTGGACGACGGTGCCGACGTCGGGGTGCTTGTAGGTCGCCACGGGTCAGGCCGCCGTGGTCTTGGTGAGCTTCACGAACGACGAGATGTCGTTGATGAGCAGGCCGAACTCCGTTTCGGCCCGGACCGCGACGAGGTTGTTTTCCCAGAGCGACGTCAGCTCACCGTTGATCGTGACGGTGGCCTCGGTCGACACGTCGTAGGAGATGCCGCCGATCTGGCCCCACGCGATCTGGCTGAAGTCGCCGGCGTAGCCCAGCGGGTAGGTCGTGGACGCGCCGCCGGGAGTGGGCGCCCCGATGCCGTCGGCCATCGACGACTGCCGACCGATGAGCCGGCCGCCGCGGGCAGCCGGGGCGGTGCCCTCGTACGGGGCCTCGATGTAGAGCGGGCGACCGGTGGTGTCGACGGTGCCGAGGAGGTCGGGCTCGAGACGGGTGTCGAGGGCGAACCCGGTCAGCTTCTTCCCGCTGTTGACCAGCAGCCGCAGCGCCGCGACGAGGTCCCCGTGGACGCCACCGGCGCTGGCCGCCGTGGTGCCGATGCCGACCGCATTCGTGGCCTGGTCGAGGTAGGCGCCGAACGGGGTGTTCGTGCCGTGGAAGCCGGCGGCGTCGAACGCCATCGCGAACGCCTCGCCGAGCTGGGGCCGGATCTCGTCGACGTAGCCGCCCGGGTTGGCGCGCACGACCTCAGCGGAGACGACCGCGATGGCCGCGATCTTCTTCGGGGTCATCGACTTGAGCGTCATGCCGCCCTTGCTGGCCGGCTTCTGCCCGGCCTCCGCGACCCATGCCGCGGTGGGCTTCGAGGTGATGACCGGGACCTCGGTACCGGCCAGGCCGAGGGGGACCTTCCGCGCGAGCTGTTGCAGCGCGGACGCCTTGTAGGCCTCGTTGAAGATCGGGGCGGCGCGTTCCTTGGTCAGGAAGCCGGAGAAGTCGCCGGTGACGGTGGGGGCGGTGATAGCCACTGGGCCCGCCTTTCGAGTGTGGGATCCGATGTCGGACCGCCACCTCGGGCGAGCGCGCCCCCACCGCGGGGGACTGGATGCGGCGAGGGTAGCCGATCAGATGCCGAGCTTGGCCCTCAGCGACTCCTCGAGCGGGTCCCCGTTGAGCGCCATGCCCTGGCCCTGCGAGGGGTCCGGCGCCTTCCGCCGCTCCTCCCGGCCCGACGCCTGGACACTCGCGGTGAGCGCGGCCAAGGCCTTCGCGTCGGCCGTCAGCTCCTCCTCCGTGGTGCCGCGCAGCCGGTCGGCCAGCTCGTCGGGAAGCTGCGCCCGGCGCGCGACCCGCTCCCGGAGACGGCCGAGCTCGGCCTCCTCCGCGCGCCGGTTCGCGTCGGCGAGCTGCTCGGCGAACCGCTGCGCCTCGGACTTCTTCGCCTCGTCAGCGGCCTTGGCCGCGGCCTCGTACTGCTCGAGCTCTTTGAGCCGCTTCCGCAGCCCGGCGTTCTCGCTGTTGGTCTTGCGGATCTTCTCCATGGCGCGGTCGGCGTCGAACGGCTCGGCCTCGGTGCTGCTCTCGCCGGCGGGCGCGGTCTCGGTGGTGTTCGTGGTCTGCTGCTGCTCAGTCACGAAAGACTCCAGAATCGCGGGGAGCGCGCCCACCCGGGGCTCATAGGTCGCGGCCATTCGGCACCATCAGCGACCTGCAAATACTAGCTCACGCAGCCTTGCGGTCCGGGTTCTCATATGCCTTCCGGAATGCGTGCCATTTCTCCTCCCCGTAAACACCTGACGACGCGTCGTAATAGATTTCCTGGATTCGCTCGAATTCGTCGCGGCCTGGCCAGTCCCGCTGGCCGTCGCGGACCAGGATCGCCACACACCGATCCTTGTCGTGCGCCTGGAACCCGGCCGAGCGCCTCGCGTCGGAGTGGTAGACCGGCCCGCGGCTGATCATCAGCGCGCAGAACGGGCACGGCTGCGACGAGTCCGCGACCCGCGCCCACCGGCCCTTGCCACCCGACGCAGATGACACCTGGATCGTCGTCTCCCGCCCGGCCTGCTCGACGTGCCGCACCAGCCGCGCCGAGCCGTCCGCCGCGACCTTCGCCGGGGACCAGCCCGGCGCGTTCCGGGGCACCCCGAACACCGTTGAGCGCAGCGCCTGCAGCGTCCACGCGATGTCGTAGGGCAGCGGCGGCGGCCGCGACGCCGACGGCAGCACCGCCCGCGCCGCGAGGTAGGAGATCGCCGCGGCCTGCCCACGCCACCCCACCAGCTGCGGGTAGAGCAGCGCCGCGATCCGCAGCCACCCCGCTTCGGGCAGGCCGGCCTCGGCGCCGCGGAGCAGGATCGGCAGCACCAGCTGGGCCGCCTCGCGGCTGATCAGGTCCTGCTGCTGGCGGAGCTCGACGAGCGGCACGTCACGCCTCGATGGCCGCCGGCGCGGTGAGCTGCTGCGCCTGGTCCGCGCCGACCGACTTGATCAGCGCCGCGAGCGGGTCGGACGCCATGAGCTGGGCGTAGTGGGCCTGCTGCTCCGGGGAGAACCCGAGCATGTCCCACGCCGCTTCCTTCGGGATGATCCCGGCCTGCACGAGCTTGGTGACGGCGTCGGCCTTCGCCGCGAACGTCGGCGTCGACGGGTCGCGCCAGCGGGTCTCCAGCCGGGGGACGTCGTCGGTGTCGTCGATCCAACGCAGCGCCAGGCGCATCCCACGTTCCCACGCGTCCTCCAGCGTGGTCGCCGCCCGCTCGGCGCGCTTCACCAGCCGCGACTCCGACGACCGGATCGCGTCCGCCGAGGTGGGGTTGTCGGTGGAGTAGCCGAGATAGTGCGGCGGGAGGCCGGTCATGGCCGACACGAGCTTCGAGTACTGATTGATGACCTCGGTGAAGTTCCTCAGGTCCGCCGCAGCGAACTGCCCGACCTTGGCGTCCTCTTCCGAGAGCGTCCAGAGCCGCCCGATGTAGGCCTCCCATGCTGTCTTCGGCTTGCCGTCCTTGTCGACGAAGTCCTCCTGCTTCGCGCCCAGGACGTAGCGCTGGGGCACCGCGAGCAGCTCTTGCGCGCCACCGAGGTTGGTCAGGGTGCGGCAACACGCGTCGGTCAGCCCGATGATGTCGAGCAGCTCCGAGCGGCCGGTCTCGTCGGAGAGCCGGTCCTGATACAGCATCGGCACGACAGTCGGGGTGCCGAGATCGTGCTCGACGGCGTCGACCTCGACGAACCCGCCGGACCGGAGCTCATAGAAGAGGGTGACGTCGGGCAGGTACAGCGTCGCGCGCTGCGGCACCCCGTTGCGGTCGGCCGCGTACACCCGCGCAGCCGATCGGGCCTCCCCCGTGCTCGGGTCGACGTCGGCGTGAAGGTGCTCGCCGGACTCCACAGTGATCAGCGGGGTCTCGTCGTCGCCGTCGCGGCGGCCGACCACG